CCACTTTGTAGTAGGTTCAAGAAAGAAGGAATTAGTAGATTTTGCTGGTGATCCATATACTTTATTTGCTAAGATTGATAACGCTTTGGATTGTTTGCCGAGCTGGTTAAATCTTAGTATTGAAAAGAAAGATATGTTTCGAAAGATTGCCAATACAGAAACTACATTTCGTGGTGAAACTACGAATGAAAACTTTTCTGCTGGAAGTCGAGCCACCGTTGTTCTATTAGATGAATTAGGTCGTGTTCAGAAGAATGTAGCGGATAGTATTATTGGATCGGTATATGATGTTTCTGATTGTGTCATAGTAACATCAACACATTGGTATGGTGCTAATCATACATTTAATGAATTTTTACACAACCCAGTTTCAACTGTTATTACTTTAGATTGGTTTGAAAATCCTACTAAAAATTATGGTTTATATGAATCACCTAAACCAGGACAGATTAGAATTATTGATCTTGATTATTATAAAGAAAAATGTCCCGATGTTTTTTCTGAAGTGAATAAGGAAGTTGCTATAGATTATAAGCAATTTAAAATAAAATATAAAGATCAATTAGAGAAAAGTAAAATTAATTTTGTTGCAGATGGGTGTGAAACTATCCCTGGTAAAATACGTGGCCCTTGGCATGATGAAGAAGAAAAGAAACGAAAAGCTAACAAGCGAGATTTCTACTGTAATATTTGGAGGGATCCATTAAGCTCAGGAGATACAGTATTTGACCAGTTTATTCTCGCTAAAATTAAAAGGGAGCATTTAAGAGAACCTGATTTTAAAGGTGAAATTGTTTATGAAAAAGATGGAAATGGTAAAGTAAGTTTTTCATGGTTTGTACCTAATTTTGGCTTAGAACGACTATGGTGGTGGGGAGAGCTATATAATGGACGTCCTAATCAAAGACATAATTTTGTTGTTGGTACTGACCCTTCTCATGGTGTTGGTAGTTCCAATTCTGCTTTACAAATTTATGATGTTGATCTGAAAGAACAAGTGGGTTGTTGGGTTTGCCCTAATACTCCTGTTGATAAGTTTGCTGATATGACTGTGGCTATTTGTAAGTGGGTTGGTGGACTTAACCCAGCTTTCCTGATCTGGGAAGCAAATGGTGGTCACGGGGAAAATTATGGAAAAAGAATAATTTGGCAAAAATATTTTAATGTTTATATCCAAAAATCAGAACAAAAAAGAAGAAGAAAAACTCAGGGTAGATATGGATATCATACCAACACTGAAAAGAAAGAAGCTCTTTTTGAGGAATTAGGTATAGCTCTTTCTGAAGGGCTGGCTGGGAAGAGTTCATATAAAGCCTGTGTTATACATGATAAATATTTGTTGGATGAAATGATGGATTACATGTTTACTGATGGTGGCACTATCACTACATCATCAAAGATTGATTTAAGTTCATCAGCAAGAGAAAGACATGGTGATAGGACTATTGCTTTAACATTATGTATTCTTGCTACAAGGGATCAAGGTCCAGCATTCTGGAAACAAGCTGTATCAATCAATTCTAATTGTTTCATGTCAAGATTTAATAAAGTAATGGATTTAAAGAAAAAACAAAAAGAACATGCACGTAAGTTTCTTTATTAAGGTAAAAAATGGCAGAATATAATTCGTTACATGAATATAATGTATCATTGTCTATACCGGCAAGATTACAAAAGATGCAAAAAGCATGGTCAAAGATAAATGAACCTGTTTTAAAGCACAGGAAGAAACTATTAGATTTATATGCTTCAGGTTATTACCAAAGTGGATATTCAAGAGAACATTTAATCAACTTGATAAATCGTGGTGTTTCTACAATAGTGCCTTATTTAGTAGAGGGTGATCCAAGAATTTTAGTCAATACCCCCGCTCCCCTGCTTCGGCCTTGGGCACATACTACGATGTTGGCTCTGAATTATTTGATACGAAAAATGAATTTTGCTGAGGAGGTATTAATTCCTACTGCTATTAATTCCATGTTTGGTATGGGTATTACCAGAACAATGAAGCAGTATGATAGAACAATTAATATTGATAATGAAGTTATTAAAGTTGGTACTCCCGTTGTTATTGTTGTAGATGATTCAAATTATATTGGTGATCCATCAGCAAAAAGAAGAAGTGAATTTGCTATAGAAGGTGATATTTATCAGCTTCCGACAGAATATGCTAAGGATTTATTTCACAAACATGCTGATTTTATAGATTCTGATTGTAAACTGTTTTCAGAGTATAATCCAAAGAAAATAACTGATCCTAACTTTGATCTTAAAAAATTGTCTTTTAGAGATTATACTACATTTATGGATATATATCTTAGGGATGAAGATGTTACTGTTACAATCATGCCGGAAGGTAAGAAAGCTGTTATTTTACGAGAAGTTGAAGAAGGGCTTCCTTCCAATAAAGGGCCTTATGATGTCTTACAATATGGTTATTTTCCCGATTCTCCAGTAGCACCTCCTCCAGCTTGGGCCTGGCATGATTTAGACGTTACCATGAACATACTTGCTGAAACTGCACGTAGACAAGCTGAGTCTCAAAAGGATGTTATTGTAGTAGAACCAGGAAATGAAGAATTAGGGCAGAAAATAACTTCAGCTAAAAACTTAGATATAATGACTGCCCCTAATGCTAAAGATGGAGTAAACAAGCTATCGTTTGGTGGAATTAATGAACAAAATTATTCGTGGTTAAATTTTGCTGAAGCTCAGTTTAGTAAAACAGGGGCTAATCCTGATGTGCTTGGTGGTAGAGGTTCACAATCCCCCACATTAGGGCAGGAACAAATGGTATTTGCAAATGCCAGTCGTGTTATAAACAACATGGCAAGTAGATTTCATACGTTTATGACATCCATTACTCGAAAGCTGGCTTGGCACGTTTGGACTGATCCTACGGTATACATTCCAGTAGTGGATACAATACCAGGGCTTGGACAAGTTCCTATGTTGTTTTCTCAAGCTGAAAAAGCTGGTGAATTTTATGATTTTGTAATTAACATTAAACCGTATTCAACACAAAGAACTTCACCAGAATTATTGTATCAGCGAACTATACAATTTATGAATAGTTGGGTGTTACCTTCTATGGGGTTAGCAGCACAACAAGGAGCTATGTTAGATATTCCCACATTGACCAAACAAATGGCTGAATATATTGAATTAGATGATTTTAATCAATATTATAGAACTGCTGTGCCAGGTGTGTTGGAAGGTGTTAATTACACTATGGTCCCTCAAAAGGGAAATAATGGACAGATGGATGATTCTAAAGGAGCAAGTCAACCAAGTAGAGAAGCAAATTCAATGCAAGCACAAATGAATACTTTAAATAATTCTAATGAAGGGGCAAGTTGATGAAGTTAAGAAATTGGATTGTTTTAGTAATTTTAATAAATGTTGTTACAATAGGTATTTTTATTACGCCTAATACAGTTGTATTTGAAAATAGAAATTATAGTATTGCTGATCAAGTAGAGTTAACAATGCCTGCTGTTGTTCATATCGAGAAAGAAGGAATATGTCAAGGTTCAGGTTGTTTGATTTCAGAAGATGGTATTATATTTACCGCAAAGCATGTTACTGATGGTGGTGGTAATTTCATCATTACATTAAATGATGGAAGAAAATATGAAACAGATATTTGTATAGAAGATAGTAAATATGATGTATCTTTTCTTAAAATTAAAGATGTTAATGATTTTAGTTTTTGTGAACTGGCAGATGTTAATAATTGTAGAGTAGGAGATGGAGTTTTTATATCGGGCAGTCCTTTTGGTTCTGATAACTTTAATTCTGTCAGTCTTGGTATATTATCTTCAAAACAACGAGATTTGAATAAAAGAGGATGGCCTGAAGCTCAACAATATGGCTGGACAGTTACATTCCAAACAGATGCTACTGCTGAACCTGGTAATTCAGGTGGACCTGTATTTAATATGGATGGTGAAGTTATTGGTGTTTTGGTAGCTGGTATGGATGCTACAGTTAATTATTCCGTGCCTGTTGCTGTGTTCAAAGATAATGTAGATGTTGTTCGAGAAATGTTTAAGATGTTAAGATTTAACATTGTTGAAAATAAACCTGTTTATGATTATGGAGATTACTATTATCATTCTTGGAGTGTTAGATGCCAAAAGAATTAGAAAGAAAATTAAAAAGAAAGGCCAAACAAAAGGGATTAACTGGTGAACGGGCAGATGCTTATGTATATGGAACCCTTAGAGCCGTCGGCTGGAAGCCAAAAAAGGAGAAGAAAAGACTCTATAGAAAGAAATAGTTTATGAAAATACCAAAAAAGAAGTTTGGTGATCCAATAGAAATAACATGGGTCGATGCGTTTACTAAGGGTGGTTGGGTCACTCGAAATGAGGCAGAACATATTGATGATTATCCTTTATGTTTTTCAAGAGGTTGGTTTATAGTGAAGAAAAATGGTTTTATTGTGATGGCCTTAACAAAAGGTAAAAATATAAATGACGATGTTATGAATACTTTATCTATTCCAGATAAGTGGATAAGGAGCATAAAATAATGGCGGCTGAATTAGATATAAGTGTTGTAGTTGATATTACCGGATTAGCTGATCCTGAAACACATATTGTAAAAAAGTTTACTTCAAGTACAACTCCGGCTGAACGTGCTGAACAAGTAGTCTCTTGTGGTACAACAGCAACATCTTTGGATTTAGGAAACATTGCTGCTGGAAGTGGATATTTACTTTGGTTGTTTGCAGTAACAGGTAATTTTTATATCAAACTTGGAGCAACCACTGGAACTCCTTCAGCTGCTGATTCCCACTTATATATTCCTGAAGGTGAGGGCTACGCTATACCTATAACACCAAATGCCACAAGTGTGGCTGGAGTAAGGTTTGTAGGAGACAGTGCAAATTCTAAATTAGAGTATCTTTTGGTGGGAAGTTAATATGTTGACGCGGGGTTATTGTGAAGATTGTGATAGTTATTATCAACGATACATGTTGGAAAGAATGTGCATCTGCCCTAAATGTGGCAGAGTAACAAAATCAGTCAAATTTACACCACAAGACGATCCTTTTATTAATAAAAAATTAGGAGATCATTGTAGTGTCGATAGTCAAATGATCGAAAATATTCGTTATTCTCGAACATTATCTGTGCCAGAATCTCAAATAAAAGATGCAGCAAAATTACATCCAGGCGTGGATTGGAAAAAGTTTGGTAATAGATATCGTCCTGTAATACATAATAGAAATGAAAAATTAAAAATTATTAAACAGAGACAGATGATGGAATATGATTAATTGGAGATAAATTATGGAACCAAGAATTTGTGTAATTTGCAAGTGTGAATTTAAACCAAATGATAAAGATCAAGTTAAGTGTGAATCATGTATAAAAAATTATCCAACTGCTAATACATTAGAAGAAGCAAAAGGTAGGGTGGACCCTGTCGAACAGCGTAAAAGAGAAATGAAAGAAGAGATTAAAAAACAAATAGAAGATATTCTTATGGAATATGGTATTCTTTCTGTTTGTGATTGTGGAAGAAAGTTCTTCAAACATTCACCCGCTCAAAAATATTGTAATGTTGATGACTGTGATAAGATGAGACAAAAAGTAGATAATGAAGTTGAGACTGATTAAGGGGTTAATTTATGGATAATCCAGAAATGGAAAATAATAATACAGAAATAGTTGTTGAAGATGCTAATACTGAATCAGATTTAGAAACAACAGAAGATATAAAAGAAGAACCAACCAAAGATACAGATACATCTGCTGAAGTTACAAAGGAACATAAAGAATCTATCATAGATCGAGTATTAAAGAAAGTTGGTATTGGTAAAGATAAAGATGAAGATGAAGTTGTAGAATCTGAAGATAAATTAAATAATACACTTATTGATGAATCTTTTGTTGATGCTGCCTTGAAAAATGGTTGGACAGAAGATCAAATAACAGATTTTGCATCAGGTTATACAGATGAAGAATTAAAAGAAATGATACCTTCTTTGTTAGCTTCTGATGAGGAACCGGATAGAGATTCGGAAGATAAGCAGGTTTCTACGAAGCCTCAAGATGATCCTCAGGATGTTGGTAAGAAAGAAGATAATGAGGAGATTCAAGCATTACGTGACGAACTAAAGTCTCTCAAAGAGTCTTTGGGAAAGGATGATGAGGCACGCAGGCTTGAAGCATTTGTTGATATAGAGCGTCAAGCAAATGAAGTATTTGATGAAGCTGCGAAGGATTTTGAGATTTTTGGGCAAACAAAAGATTTGCCTCGGTTTCCTAATGGAAAACTGATCTCTACAAGTCCTCAATTTAAAGCTCGAAGTCAAGTATATGATGTAGCCGTTGCATTTATGAAAAGTGGTTTTCAACCAAAACAAGCAATGGGTGAAGCTCTAAAGTGGTTTAAAGGAAATAGTTTGGAAAAGGATGTTCACAATAAGGTTGTTAAGGATTTAAAAAGGCAAGAAAAGAAATTATCCGCAAAGCGTCAGACAAAGGAATTGCCAAAGGAGTATAAGAACGAAACTGAGCGGAAAGAGGCTTTGATTGAGAATTTGGAAAGGGAGTGGGAAGCAAAAAATTCTTAATAAAGCCATAGAAAGGAGAATATTATGCAGTATACATTAGATAAAGCTGTTGATATTGGATTGGGTACATTGGCAGATATCCGCAGGAAAAACCCCCCTCTGGCTACATTTGCTTATCCTTCGTATCAATTTTATAATGCTTTTTGGCGGAATAATGTCAAAACAGTTGGTGATGAAATGGAAGGTTTTCTCACTCTGAAATCAGAGGATAATGCCAGTCATAAGAGTTGGTGGGATGAGGATGCTCTATCCAAGAAAAATATCCAACAGAAATATAAAGTTGGTTGGGCTTATGCACAAGGTGGTATGCTTTGGTCTATGGTGGAGAAAAAGATCAATAGTGGTAAGGCCAAACTTTATGATGCTTGGCAGGCTCAGTATAATTCTGCCGTTAAAGATATGATTGAAGAAATATTCAACAAGATTCTAACAGGCAGAACAAGTGCTACTGATGATGTTAACCCCATGTCTGTATTCCAGTGGATTCCTTGGGGTACTAATGGTTCGACAGGTGGTTATACTGGTTATGATGGTCATTATAATGATGGTGGTGGAGCTTCTGCTAATACATTTAATCGTGGCGGGCTTTCATGTTCCGCTGCTGTTAATCCAGATTTTGCCAGTTGGTTTGCAGATCATGATGGTAATATTGATGATAGTTTGTTTGAGATAATGGATAAAGCTGACCTTGTTCAGAATTTTCAGCCTCCTCTATTCCCAGAGAAGCTGCCAATGGAGCGAGTTAGTTTTGCTCGCTATACAACTCAGAATGTTATTAATAAGCTGAAAGCATATTTGCGTAAATCAGATGATATGTTTGGTTATCGTGCTTCCGCTTATATGGGAACACCCTCTCCTAACGGTATTCCTATGGTTTATTGTCCGCCCTTGGATACAGCTAATACTTCTGTATATGGCACTGATCCTATTCTTGGACTGAATCATAATAATATTTATCCAGTTATTTTGGAAGATTTTGATTTTGCCATTACAAAAGGTACAAATAGTAAGAGACACTTGGTTGGTGAATTGTTTGTTGACTTGGTATATCAGGTTTGGTGTGAGAATCCTAAGTACTCAGGTTATTTAATCTCAAATTGTCCGAGTTGATAAGTGATTATAAATAAAAGACTTATGAAAGTGTTTCTTTTGTATAAAGGAGAATATTTATGGCTAATTTAACACAAGGATATACAGATGAGCAGGCAACTCGGAAACGAGTTTACTATGAGGGTACAAATACAGTTTACGAAGGTATGCCTGTATTTTATAATTATGATACTACTGATAACTGGTTGAATTATAGTACTTCGGAAGGAGGAGATTGGGAATGTCAGTCGGCTCCTGGTACTACTGCTGAAGGTTATCAAAATGAAGGTAAATTTATTCGTGTCGAAGACCCCTCTGCGGGAAATCTACAGTATTTTGCTGGTGTGGTTGCTCATGGTAAAGGTGTAGGTGAAGATGGTCCATGTGAAGTGGATGTATTTGTTTCCAATGGTGCTATTGTTCCAGTTTATACTGATGTGAATTGTACCGTTGGTCGTACAGTGTTGTTTGCTAAAGCTTCTACACAGGAGCTTACTGGCGATGGTCGTCCTGTAGCTATTGCTATGGAAACAGTGGACCGTTCCAGTACCTCTGGCCTTGTTTTGGCTAAACTTTGCCCAGATGAATTCTTGTTCCAGACTGGAGCTAATGCGGCATTATTGCTTGATGATGAATCTGCAACAGACACTATTATAATGAACCAAATAGTACTCTCTGAGTCTCAGACTGCCGGTTCATTTGTGCCTCTGTATATTCATCACACCTCAGATGGAAATGCTTCTGCTGCATTACATGAGTATAATATACTATCATATCTTGATCTGAGTGGTACTTATGACCAGGCAGGTTACAACCGGAATATTTTATCTCAGTTGAATCTTAGTGGTACGTTGAATTCAGGCGGTGCACATTTCTATTCTATGTATGCTCAGCTCACAGGTACTCCTACAGCTACAGAAGTGGGTCATATTGCTGCTGTTGGTATTGATTGTAATCTTGGAGTAAATCCTACAACTGGTAATTATACTGGTATTTTGATTGCGAATAATGGAGCTAATCAGACTGAAGTGGATTCAGCAATTACTATTTATGGTAATTATGGTATTAATTATCTGTTTGATTGGGAAAGTTGTGATGGATTGACAGCTAACTTTATAAGTGATGGAGGTACTGGTGCAAGTAAGGTTATTGATACTGGTTCAGGAGATTGGTATAAGGTGAAGGTTAATTATGGTGGTACTGATGCGTACCTCATTATTATGACTGATCCTACAGAAGCAGCTAATTAATAATTGTTAATTGATTTATCGTGGGGGACAAAGGGCTACATGCCCTGTAATCTGAAAAGATTCTTACCCCACGATAGGTCATAATTTTGGAGATTGATTATGAAGATTGATGTAACAAAAGTATTGAAAGATTTTGACGACAACCCTATTATGGATGTCAAAAATGGTGAAACGGTAGAAGCTACTATTCGCATGGCTATAGTGAACGCTTTACTTACTCCAAGTAAAAATGATAAAGGGACAGAAAAGTTAGAAAAATTCACTTTGGCTCAGAGGGTTTATGGTGATGATGAGGTTGATTTGAATGAAGATGAGATAAAACTTATTAAAGATAAAATTGGGGAATTGTTTGCTCCAATGGTTGTGGGTCGCATTTTTGAATTGTTGAAAGTTTAGAGAAGATTTGTTGGAGTTCATAATCTTATCTCTACTATTGGGGGAGTCAACCCCGCTCCCCTGATAGTTATTATTAGGAGATTAATAAATGGCAAGACTGGTTTTAACATATTCAGACCTGTATCAAAGAGTTTCAGATTTTCTATCTTGGGGAACTTCTCCTACTGGCGATACTTTAACCAAAGTTAAGGATATTGTAGCAAGAGGATATCGACAATTTTTGTATCCTGTGGATATGAGAACCAACATGGCACATCAATGGAATTTTTTGCAAGCATATTATTCATTGCAATTGAGTTCTACGAAATATAAATATGCCGTCCCCCATAACTTCTCTGATATAATATCCATGCCTATATTTTCTGCTGATAGTGGTTATGCTCCGCCTATGAAAACTTCAGGAGAACAAATATTAAATATGAGAAGTAATTTTGATTTATCAGGAGCACCAGAATACTTTGCTATAGTTCCTTCAACGTTTGATAATGAAATAGGAACTGCTTACGAAATGTGGTTCTATCCCACACCTGATGCTTCTTATAATATATCATATTTTTATCTGATGGACCCTCTTAAACCTTCGTCTGATAGTGATTTTGTTGTAGGTGGAATAAGAGCGTGTGAAGCTATTTTAGAGAGTTGCTTAGCTATTGCTGAACAACAGGAAGATGATACTATTGGAATTCATACACAATTGGCAGAGTCTTTGATTCAAAAACTCATTATAGCTGATACAATGACTAATTCAGATTATTTTGGTAATCTTTATTCAGATAGGTATGATAGAATACCAAGACGTTCTTGGGATCATGTAAATGATGCTTTAATCTATCCAGACAGTTAAAATATAATTTAACAACAAATATTTTCAGGAGAACACAAATGTCAAAAGCTAATTTTCAGTTTGAGAAATTGGAAGCCTATAAGATGGATGAAACAACAGTAGCTACTACTCATAGTGTAAAAACAGGTAGAGTTACTGATACTTTTAAAATTGAGAATCCTATTAAGATTGTGGACCCCGCTGATGATTTTACTATAACAGTTTCAAATGGTGTATATGCTGGTCAGAAGTTGCTTATTTATATGAGCAGTAATGACAATAGCAAGACAGCTACAATCACCGCAACAGTTGGTGACGATTGTACATTAGATACTGATGGTGATTATATCAGTTATGAGTGGATTGATAGTACAACTGGTTGGCAGGAAGTTCATTCAGAGAAAGCGAGTTAATAATGAGTAAATATGAAGGCACTTCATTAGATATGGTTCCTGGCACTGGTGGTTCAGTACGAATGACTATCGCTTCTAATGTAGCTCAAGGTAATGGTGGAACAAGTTTGCCTTGTAAGAAAGTGTGGCTTGTTGCTGATGCTAATAACGTACGTGTAACTATTGGCACAGCATGTACTGCTATTACTGGTATTCCTGTGCCATATTTTGATACCACATTAGGCAGTTACCATCCTTTAGAATTAGAAATTGATGATGTTTCCAGTCTCTACTTTTATGGTGGAACGGACGCAAAGGTGGTTGATTGTCTATATAGAAATTAAGGTGATATTATGGCTATGTATAAATTTCCAGGGTATATGAAAGCTGAAGAGAAGTGGGAGACATATAAAAAGAAAACCAAGGGAATGGAACAGATGGGTAAGTCTCAATGGTATAATTTTAATTATGGTGTAGGAGCACCCTCTGGTAAAACAAGTGGATTGAAAAAATATGCAGAAGAAACAGGCAAACCAAGTTTCAGGGGAGCTTCAGGATCAGATTTGGATGAATTAAATAAGAGATTTAGAAGGAAGAAAAAATAATGGCCAGTTTTATTTTTCAATTACCATTACAAGGTATTTCTAAAGGTACTTCTTCTGACAATCCCTTACCGGGATATTCTGAGTATATGAATAATGTGCGAGCAAGGGATGTTTTGGAAAAGAAGATACGTCTTGGACAGCGACCTGGTTTGGATAAATGGAGCACAGATCAAGTTGGTGCAGCGGAACAGCCAGTGGTTGCTATTTGTTCTATAAGTTCGGTGACATAATGGCAATCTTGTTTGAATCTATAACATTTTCAGGTATCCTGGCAGAGAATATATATGGCTCTTACTGGTATGCACAGACGTTTACACCGGATACCAGCCATACGATAGAGTATGTGGTTTTACCTCTGGGAAAGTTCGGTTCGCCCGGTACAGTTACAGTAAGTATTCGTAATACAAGTGGGGGCAAGCCAGCAGGTAATGATTTATGTTCAGGCACTACGGACGGAAATACATTAAATGCAGGCGGTAGTGGAAATTTTACCAATAGACAAATAACCTTTGGCAGTAACCCTACTCTTAATGCAGGCACACTATATGCTATTGTCGTCCGTGGTGGAACGGATGTTTCTAATTCTATTGAATGGAAGCGGGATCTCTACAATCAGTATTTTGACGGCACAGGTTGTACCAGTTCCAGTAGTGGTTCATCGTGGACATTGCAGTCAAGTCAGGACGCGGCCTTTGAGGAGTGGGGAACAGAGGCGGCAGGTACGGCCAAACCAACTAACCCAACACCCGCCAATGACGCTACAGGGGTAGACTTCTCTGGGTTTCAGATATCATGGGATGATGGTGGTAGTACTGATACGTATGATGTGTATATTGGTCCATCTGGAAGTTTGACACAGGTATCTGCGGCTCAGGAAGGTACTACTTATACA